TGCAATGGGTACTGGCAATGGAACACCTGCGTATGGTGCAAGTGGATATTCAATACTTGGCTTGCCAATTATTGTTGATGCCAATATTGCGACAAATGTCGGCGCATCTACAAACCAAGACACAATCTTTGTTGTAGATCTAAATGAGTGTCACTTGTTTGAAGAGACAAATGCACCTACTTATGTCACATTTGAAGAGCCAAACGGCAAGGTAGCAATAAACATTGTGCTATTCGGAATGTCAGCATTTACAGCTGAGCGTTATCCAAAAGCAATTGCACAAATTAACGGCACCGGCTTGGCAACACCAAGCTTCTAAAGTAAAGCTTCTAAGCCCCCTACCCTTCCAGGGGGCTTAGATCCTAACTATGGTTGGTATTTAAGAATTGGAGTTTGCTTAATGTCCCAGAGCACTACAGATTTTGGATACCAACCATGGCTATAACAAATGGATATGCAACACTGGCCGGCATAAAGGCTTACCTGTCTATTTCAGACACTACAGATGACAGCCTACTTGAGACTTTAGTTGAGTCATCTTCACGCTCTATTGACAAGATTGCCAACCGCAGATTTTATGCAGATACCGCTGCTACAACACGCCTTTATAGAGCCTACTCAGACATCTTTGTTTATACAGATGACATTAGTAGTACTACCGGCCTCATAGTAAAAGTAGATGAAGGCGGTAATGGCACCTATACAAAGACCCTAACTTTAAACACAGATTTTATTATGGATCCGCTTACAGCTGCAGCACTGGGCAGACCCTTTACACAATTGACAATGGTCTCTAATACTGAGTCATGGCCTATCTTCCCTGGCCTAACACAAAACGGCTTACGCCCGGGCGTACAGGTCACAGCTAAGTTTGGCTGGCCATCTGTGCCTAGTGATGTCAATGTAGCCTGCCTTATCCTTACAGCTGATCTATACAAGCGTAAAGATGCCCCCGGTGGAGTGCTAGGTCTTGGTGATCTAGGAGTGATACGCATGTCTCCAGTAGGCAGAGATGTATCTCAAATGGTTAGAGCTTATCAAAAGATTGCAATAGCCTAAATGGTACCAAGTACAGTTAGAACAAATTTAAAGACAGCTCTTACAGCGATCACAGGCTTAAGGGTTTTGGATTATGTGCCCGACTCTACAAATGTGCCAACAAATAATGCTTTTGCAGTTATCGGCCAATTGTCTATGAATTATGACTACACACTTAACAGAGGCTTTGACTCTGCAACCTGCAACATCATTGTGATGGTTGGTCGAATGAGTGAAAAAGATGGGCAATCAAGATTGGATGGGCTACTCAGCTCATCCGGTTCAACCTCAATCAAAGCCGCTATTGAGGCTGATAAAACACTAAGCGGTGCAGTGCAAACTTTAAGAGTTGTGTCTGCATCACCAGGCACAATAACATCCGCTAGTATTGACTACCTAAGTTATCAGTACGCAGTAGAGTTGATAGGTTAGCGAAAGGAAAAATATGGCCATATTTATGGGTAATAAAGTAGCAGTCATTGTAGGTACATCAACCATATCTTCATTTGTCAGCACTGTAAGTTTAAACAGAGAAGTTGAGGCAGTAACTATTACCGCCATGAATGACACTGTGCAGAATATGATTGGTGGCGTTGAAGTGTCATCTCTCAGCATGGAGATATTCAACGATTTTGCGGCGGCCTCAGTGAACAGTCTTTTTGAAGACAAAATTGGTGAGAAGCTGGCAATCAAATTGATACCAGTCACCGGTACTGTTACAGCTACAAATCCAAGTTATTCAATGTCTTGTTTGATTACGCAATGGACACCTATTGCAGGATCTACAGACAGCGCAGCTTTGGCAAGCGTTACCTTTCCGGTAACAGCTTTGACAAAAGCTACAAGCTAAAAAGAAAAGGTGGGACATGCACAAGATTGAAATAACAAAGAAAGACGGCAAAAAGATTACTTATGATCTTACGCCATCTGTCAAAGTGGCCTTTGAGGCTGAGTTCAAGACAGGATGGCGTAAGAGATTAGGTGAGCTACAAATGGAGTCTGATTTGTGGTGGCTTGCTTGGCGATTAGAAAAAGATCTAGGTAAAACTGAACTAGCTTTTGGTGATGATTACATCAATCAATTTATAGATGTTGATTTGTTGTATGAAGCAAAAAATGGCTAGACCGACATGGACAAATTTGGGAAGTCGCCGCCATTTCGGTCAGCACAGGTATTAGTCCTAAAGATCTTTTAGAGGTTGATCCTGCTGTGTATATGGCGATTAAAGCAATATTGCAAGAACAGGCTGCAAAAACAAAAGGGACAGTCAGGCGGAGATAATGCTACAAGTACAACCAGATAGATCTCTCAAGGCTGTTTATGTAGAAAATCTTGATGCGCTTATGGAAAAATTGAAAAACATTGACCCTGACTTGCAAAAAATATTTAAGAAAGAATTACGCAAACAAATTAAGCCTGTAGAAAAACTAGCTAAGAGTTTTATACCGGCTGAGGTTTTTCCAGGCTGGAGAGATACCAAACCTTATTACCCACCCACATGGGGATGGGCTTTTGATCAAAACCACAGAGGCCGTACCTATGGCAAAACAAATGAGTCAAGATGGCAATGGTCACAAGCGGATGCTATTGCCGGCATACAAATTACAAGTGCAAAGGTCAAAGTACAAAGAATTAAGGGCACTAAATTTTCAGTAACAGCTTTAGCTCTTGTAAATAAATCAGTGCCCGGAATTATTTTTGAATTGACAGGCGGTGGCACTGCTAGAAGTAGAGGCAAAACAAGGCGAGTAAGCCGCAACCCTAATGCTAGTGAAGGCTTTATCCGTAAGGTGTCACAAGCGCATGGCACAATTGCCGGAGATGGTAAGGGCAAAAGAGTTATCTATAAAGCCACAGCTGAAAAAGGCGCACAAGCTATAGCCGGTATTGAAGCTGTAAAAGACAAATACTTGGCAAGAGTATTTAGGGGTAACTAATGGCTTTGAGTTCAAATGTAGTAATCAACTTTTTAACTAAGTTTGATAAAAAAGGGTTAGAGCGTGCCACAAAAGAGTTAAAAGGATTTGACAAGGTAGTTGCAACAGGAGCATTTAGACTACAAAGTTTTGCTAAAGCCGGTGCAATAGGAGCGACAATTGGTTTAGTCGCTTTGGCAAGAAGCTCAATACAGGCCGCCTTAAAACAAGAGGTATTGCAAAAATCAGTGGAGCAATCTTTGACTGCAATAAATGAGCTAGGGTCTTTAGTAAGCGTACAAACATTTATTACAGACTTAGAAAAAGCTACTAACATTACTAAGGATGAGCTAACCCCTGCCCTAAATAGTTTAATTGTATCTACCGGTAATTTAACTACAGCTCAAAGTCTATTAGGCCTTTCAGTAGATACAAGTAGGGGAGCAGGTGTTGATTTATTAACAGTCACAGATGCTTTAGCCAAAGCCAACAGGGGTAATTTCAGGGCTTTAGGACAACTTGGACTAGGTTTCGATGCAGTAACAGCCAAAGAGATGGGCTTGGCTGAAATAACAGATTACCTAACTCTTAAATTTGGTGGTGCAGCTCAAAGATCAGCGGATACATTTGGCGCAAAATTGGAAGCTTTAGGAAGAAGTGCAGATGCCGCCCAAGAAAATTTGGGTGCAGGTTTTATTACAGCTGCAGAAATTATTATTGGTAGTAGTAATGCCACAGATGTTTTTGGTGCAAAGCTAGAACTGTTAGGACTAAATGGCGGCTACATTGTAATTGCTATAGCTGATAAAGTTAATAAGATAACAGATGCTTTTGGTGGGCTGAGTGAAAAAATTAATAGTGATCCAATCCTTAAATTCTTTTTTGGCTCTGCTAAATCCATCCCGGTATTGGGCGGTTGGATTGAAGGCTTTAGAGGTTTAGCTGAGGATGGCAAAAAGATTGCCGAAAGTTCAAAAGAAACTGTTACGCAAACAGAGGAACAAAAAGCCGCTGCCGCAAAACTAGCCGCCTTACAAGCTAAGTTTGACAAGTTTGCCGCTGCCGCCTTAGACAAAACAAAAAAACTCACAAAAGAAAAAACTGCTCAAGCCGCATTGGATAAGAAAAAGGCTGAATTAGAGTCTATGTTTGACTTAGACCGGATCAACCTACAGGCCGCCTTAAGCCGCAAGTTAAATGCCGAAGATGAGCTGCGTGTAAAAATCTTGCAAAAATTAAGAGACGGCACTAAAGATGCTGTTGATGAGGCTCAAAGATATGCAGATGTTTTGCAAGTCATAGCAGATGGCAAAATCACTACTGAAGAAATTGAGATGTTAGCTAAAAAATGGGGCATGACTACAACCGCTGTTTTGTTGTATCTACAAGGACTGTTTGCCGCTAATAGTGAGCTACAAAAAATGCTTGGTTTGCTAGAGTCAATTGCAACAAAACAAAAAACAATTGCATCTTTATCAACTGGGCAACAAGTATTACTTGGTTTAGGTGTAGATCCTTCACAAATTGGTGCAGGTGGTAAGATCATTGGTGGGTCAGATTTTGCCGCTAGTCCAATCTTGCCGCAAAATAATCCTAACTTTGCTTCAACCGCAGCTGGTAGAGCTTTAGGTTTGGCTCTAGGTTTTACACCTATGGCAGAGGGCGGTATTGTTACAAGACCAACACAAGCTTTAATTGGTGAGGCAGGAGCTGAGGCTGTCATCCCACTAGATCGCATGGGATCAATGGGCACAAGAGTTACTGTCAATGTTGCCGGCTCTGTAATCTCAGAGGGTCAATTACAATCTGTAATCCAAGATGTTTTATACAACCTCAACCGCACTGGAGCTGTAACTCAATTAAGTAATCTAGGTAGATAATGCCGGCGGCAATATTTAGAGCTGAGATTGACTTTAGTAATGGAGCTTCGTTTGATCCGGCGTTAGTATTGGATGATCCTGCTACGCCTTTAGATGTTGCAATATTGGGTACAAGTGCAGCCGATGTTGTAGATATAACAAGCTTTGTAACACAGTGCTACATAAGGCGTGCCTTTAATAGATCATCTGACTCATTTGTTGGTGGCAGTGCCAAAATTGTCTTTGTGGATCAGACTGGTCAATTTAATCCGGCTAACACATCATCACCTTTGTTTGGCAAAATTAAACCTATGCGCAAAATCCGCATGACTGCCGCTTTTAACAATGTCACTTACAGCTTAGGATCTTTTTATGTGCAAGAGTGGAATTATCAGAGTCCTACAGGTTTTGATCCTGCCTATGTAACTTTAAATTGTGTTGATGGTTTTCAGCTTTTAAACCTGACCACAATTACTTCAGTTAGCGGTGGTAATGCCGGCCAGACTACAGCTCAAAGAGTGACTAGCCTTTTGGATGCCGGAGAGTGGCCACCTTTTATGAGAGAGATTTCTACAACAGCTACTACTACTGTGCAGGCTGACAATGGCAACTCAAGATCTTTGTTAGCAGCTCTTCAAGAGGTAGAGCAGACTGAGGCCGGGGCTCTATATGTGGATCAAAGGGGCTTTGTTAAGTTTATGTCAAGGACAGATATTATTACAGACTCAGGTGGCACCTTGACAAAATTCTCAGATGTAGCTTTGTCTGGAGATATTACTTATCAACAGGTTGCATTCGATATATCTGATTTTCAAATGATCAACAAAGTCACAGTCACACCTGCCGGGCTGAGCGGTCAGACCGCAAGTGATACCACAAGCATTGATGATTATTTCCAACATTCTAGGGTTAGGTCTGGAATTATGCAGACTGAGGCAGATGCCTTACAACAGGCTCAAATGATTATTGCTTCAAGAAAAGAGCAGGGTGTTGATATACAACTCAACTCATTAACCATTGATGCCTATAGCCAAGAGGATCCGGCAAGAGTTACTGCAGCTTTAGAGCTTGATATTTTCAACCCTATTGAGGTCACTCAAACCTTACCTGCAGGCAATGTAGTAAGTGATAGCGTTATTGCCGGTGTCCAGTATCAAATCACCCCTAATTCTTTTTTAGTCACATTCTCTTGTGCTCAGCCTTTTTCTGTAGGATTTTTGCTAGACTCAGCCGTTGATGGTTTATTAGATGAAGACAGTTTGAGCTACTAGGAGATATATGGCAAAGCAATCATTTGTGACCGGGCAGGTACTTACCGCCGCCCAACTAACATCTCTGCAACAAACCGCAATGTCAGGCGGAGCTGCCTCTGCTAAAACTGCAAACTATGTATTAGTAGCTGCAGATGCCGGTACAGCTATATCAATGACATCTACAAGTGCTACAACAATCACAGTCAATACAGGTTTGTTTGCAGCCGGTGACACAGTATTTATACAAAATCTAGGCTCTGCTACCTGCACAATCACAGCCGGTACAGCTACAGTAAATACAGCTGGCAGTTTAATTCTGCCACAATATGATGCAGGTATTTTGTATTTTGTTAGCTCATCCTCTGCAGTATTTTATGATTACATTCAAGTAGGTGCAACATCTCCATTGACTACTAAAGGTGATCTTTATGGTTTTGGTACTTCGGATGCTCGCATCCCAATTGGCACAAACAATCATGTTCTTACGGCTGACTCTACAGAAACGCTAGGACTTAAATGGGCTGCTCCTGCTACTGGTGGTAT